GGAGGAACATGACTTTTGTTCAAGAACCTGAGGTGAAGTGGTCACCAGACCAGATGGTCGAAGTGCTTTTAAATGAACCAGATGATTTTTTGAAGGTTCGTGAAACATTAACACGTATTGGTGTAGCATCTCGTAAAGATCGTAAACTCTTTCAATCTTGCCACATATTGCATAAGCAAGGCAGATATTTTATTGTACATTTCAAAGAGCTCTTTTTACTTGATGGAAAAAAATCTAACTTAGAAGAAAATGATATTGCTAGGCGAAATACAATAGCACAACTCATGTCTGATTGGGGTCTTATCTCAATTGAAGACAATACTAAGGTTGAGCCGCTAGCACCGATGAGACAGATTAAAATAATTCCTTTTAAGGAAAAGACACAATGGGAGTTGTGTCCAAAATATAATATTGGAAATAAGTAGAAAATATTATATATAGTATAGAGACGCCGTTTACGGGTCTCATTAACCTTGCTAGTCAATAGGAGGCACATATGACTGGAACATTCGCATTTCCGCGAAACGCATTTCTTGGTTTCGACCACATCTTCGATCAATTGGATAACATCCATCTGCATGCGAAGGATACCTATCCACCACACAACGTCGTCAAAGAAGCAGAGATGAAATATACTCTGGAGATGGCAGTAGCTGGATTCAAACAAGAACATATCGATATTGAAGTGAAGGACCATATCCTTACTATTAAGGGTGATAGGCCTGCACGTAGAGAACAAAATAAATATGTTCATAAGGGTATTAGTGCTCGAAATTGGAACAAGTCATTTAGACTGTCGGAGTATACCGAAGTCACTGGAGCTGATCTAACGGACGGAATCTTGACTGTCGGACTTGAAGTAGTCCTTCCGGAAGAAAAGCGGCCTCGTAAAATTTCAATCACGAAAAACGAGGAACTCATAAATGACAACAATCGTACTAAAAAACTTAAGTCTGCCTAATCCTTTTGTTTGGATTGCTGAATTCTTAGAATCATTAAGCACAGCTATAAAAGTTTCTAGGCAAATAGAATCTAACCAAAAAATAGCACGTATGCTTAGGCATGAATATCCATATGAAGATTACAGTGGCATAGTTGCTATCTTAAACGATAAAACTTTAAGGGAGTACTACAAATGAATTGGCTTAAAAAAATCTGTAGTATGCGATTTAGCGATGCAAAAAAAGGTGGATGGCCCGGAACACCAATGGGACAACCACTTAAATATCGTGAGTCAAACTACATGCTATCTGAATTGGAAAAACGCTTAAATGCAGAAGTGAATGGCTTTAAGAATAAAAGCTGGTAAGATTATAAATAAAGGGGAACAGCTTATGTTGTTCCCTTTTCTACAGGAGGTAACATGCAAGGTACAATACGTTATTGTAAGAACTGCAAATGCCGCTGTCACTGTATAACAACAGAATGTCCGACATGCGCAAATGATGTTTGTATAGTATGTGATTGTGAGGAAGAGGTAAGAGATATACCTGAAAGTTTTACAAGGAGAAATTGATGAGACGTAACTCCGAAAAGACACAAGAAAATCGTAAGAAGAATTATATTAAGAATCGTATCACTCAACTTATGGATGATATGAATAGAGCTCATGATGAGCATGATAAAAATTGGTACAATAGACTTATCCAAGAATTAAACTGGGTACAACAGGCTGAAGAAAAGCCAACACACAACTGCTATATGGAAAGGGCTACGTGGTAATGGATATAGATAAATTAAGAGAACAACTGAAAATTGATGAAGGTGTCAAATATGAAATCTACCTCGACCATCTTGGTCTCCCTACTTTTGGCATCGGCCATCTTGTTCTTGATAGTGATGCTGAATCTGGGCAAGGAGTTGGAACGCCTGTCTCAGAAAGCAGAGTTAACGAGTGCTTCGATAAAGACGTTGAAGTCGTGTTATCAGAGTGTAGAATCCTCTACCCAGACTTCGATGATTTGCCAGAGGAAGTCCAACAAATTATAGCAAACATGATGTTTAATATGGGACGTCCACGCCTATCCAAATTCAAAGGAATGAAACGTGGTGTAGATGCTCGCGATTGGAATGCTGCTGCAGATGAAATGGTTGACAGCGCTTGGTATCGACAGGTTACAAATCGCGCTGATCGTCTAGTTGAAAGGATGCGTGCTGTTGGTTGAACTCACTGAGTCAGCACAAGAATATTTACAAAAAGTAGGACAGCCAAATGTCTATCTTGGTGTACAAGGAGGTGGCTGTTCTGGCTTTACTTATGTTTGGGACGTAACCGATAAAAAACCTACAGTCGGCAATCTAGTAGTAGATGAAATGGCTGAGATGTTTGTTATAGGCTGCACCGTAGATTACGTCACTGAACTAGGTGGATCATATCTAAAAGTAATAAATCCTAACGCAACTGCATCCTGTGGTTGTGGAGAATCATTTGCAGTCTAGTGCATTTTTTAGTGTACATTTGCCTCAAAATATTGTATAATAGTATCTTGAATTGGAGGTTGTATGTCATCATTTTACACGTCTGTTGTACGTTACGGTAACTCATTTTTGTATCGCGGCTATGACGCTGCCGGTAAACGCGTCTATAAGAAAGAACATTTCTCACCAAGATTATTTGTACCCGCAAAATCTGAAACAAACTGGCGTGGTCTTGATGGCGCAGCCGTAGGACCTGTCGACTTCAAAACAATGCGTGAATGTAGGCAATGGCTTGACCAATATCGCGATGTCAATGGTTTTGATATATATGGCAATCCTAATATGATACAGCAATTCATTGCTCATAAGTTTCCTCGAGATATTGAGTTCAATCGTGACATAATCAACGTTACTACTATCGATATTGAAACAGCGTATGAGGATGGATTCCCCGAACCAGAAAAAGCCAACCAAGAAGTCTTGGCTATCACTATCAAAAATAATATTGATGGTGTATATCGTGTATGGGGTATGAAAGATTATGATGTTAGTTCTGCTCTCATAAAACCAGTACGTTATATCAAGTGTGAAGATGAGATTGATTTACTTCTAAAGTTTCTTGACTTTTGGAGTGACCATCACAATACACCCGATGTTGTGACCGGTTGGAATGTAAAGTTCTTTGATATACCTTATCTTGTCAATCGTGTAAACAACGTTCTTGGCGTGGACCAATGTAGAAAGTTTTCGCCTTGGGGTATAGTTGACTATTCTAAGATTGTAAAACGTGGACGTGAACAAATCACGTATAAACTACAAGGCATACAGATTCTGGATTATCTTGACCTGTTCCAAAAGTTTGGATATACGTATGGTACACAAGAATCTTACAAACTCAATCACATTGCATACGTAGTCCTTGGCGAAAAGAAACTATCCTTTGCCGAAGAAGGTTCTCTACGTAACCTATACAAAGAAGACTTCCAAAAATACATTGACTATAATATGAAAGATGTACAGCTGGTTGATAAGCTCGAAGAAAAGATGGGGCTTATCACTCTGGCTATGACTGTGGCGTATAAAGGTGGTGTCAATTACCAAGATACATTTGGTGTGGTTGCGATATGGGAATCAATCATATATCGTAAACTTAATTCACAGAAAGTTATGCCAAAGATCGAGCCTGATGAAATGGGAGTACGTGATTTTGAAGGTGGCTATGTTAAAGAACCACAGGTTGGCATGCATGATTGGGTAGTTTCTTTTGATTTGAATTCTCTGTATCCTAACATTATTGTCCAGTGGAATATGTCACCGGAAACTCTTAACAAAGATCCACAACAAAACATGCCAAGCGGTGTACAAAACTATTTACACAAAGAAGAAAAACAGAATAGTAGTTATGCGGTAGCAGCAAATGGTTCTACCTATCGCAAAGACTTCGATGGTGTAGTACCAAACATTATTGTAGATTATTACGATGAACGTAAGTCTATCAAGAACATGATGATTGCAGCAGAAAAAGAATATCAAAAGAATAAAACACCTGAACTTGAAAGAGAAATTAATCGACTTACAAACCAGCAGATGGCGATTAAAATTCTTATGAACTCTCTCTATGGTGCGATTGGTAACAAACACTTTCGTTATTATGACTTACGTATTGCCGAAGGTATTACACTTACTGGCCAGCTCGCAATCAAGTGGGCAGAGAATGCTGTCAATGATGAGATGAATAAAATACTCAAGACGGATGAAGACTATGTTATCGCAATGGATACGG